CCAGCTGATATTGCTTTCTATGGAGGTGCTGCCGGTGGAGGGAAAACATATGCTTTGTTGTTAGAATCACTTAGACATACAAATAACGATGGATTTGGTGCAACTATATTTCGTAGAAATAGCAATCAGATAAAAAATGAAGGCGGTTTATGGGATACAGCAAAAGGGTTATATGTTCCAATTGGCGGCATACCTGTAGAAAATCCACAACCTAGATTTAGATTTAAATCTGGATCAAAAATATCTTTCGCTCACTTGCAACTTGAACGGGATAAATTTGCATATCAAGGTGCTCAGATTCCTTTGATTGGGTTTGATGAAATTACACATTTTACATCCGGTCAATTTTGGTACATGTTATCACGGAATCGTTCTACATGTGGAGTGAAACCATACATCCGTGGAACGACCAATCCTGATGCTGATAGCTGGGTAGCTCCGTTTATTCAATGGTATTGGGATGCCGATACTGGTTATCCAATCCCAGAGAGAAGCGGAGTGATTCGTTATTTTACCAGGTTGGGCGATGAAATCATTTGGGGGGATACACCGGAGGCGGTTATGGCTCATTCCACTGAGATTATCAGAGAACAGGTCAAGAGTTTCACTTTTATTGCAAGTAAACTAACCGACAATAAAATTTTGATGGAAAAAGACCCTGGTTATTTAGGTAACCTTAGAGCTCTTGGTGCTGTGGAACGTGAAAGATTAGAACATGGAAATTGGAAAATACGACCTGCGGCTGGGCTTTATTTTAAACGATCTTCTATCCAGATAGTTGACGCTATTCCGAATAATGTAATTGCTTGGGTACGATCATGGGATTTAGCTGCTACTATTCCTTCTCCAATAAATCCTGATCCTGATGCAACGGCTGGGGTATTAATGGGTAAAACAGATAACGGTCTTTATATTGTAGCCGATGTAAAACGTGTTCAGTTAGCTGCTGCCGGAGTACGCAACATAACCAAAAATACAGGGGTTATTGACCGTGCCAAATTAGGTTTTGTATATATTACGGTGCCACAAGATCCAGGTCAAGCTGGCAAAGAACAAGCCGAAAGTTATATTAAGCATTTTACAGGATTTGCTGTTGATACTGTTCGGCCAAGCGGCAACAAGATTACACGTTCAGAGCCATTTTCAGCTCAATGGCAGGCTGGCAACGTATTAGTCCTCGCCGCTGATTGGAATGAAATGTATTTCTCAGAACTCGAAGCATTTCCTGAGAGCGTCCATGATGATATGGTTGATGCATCTAGTGATGCTTTTAATAAATTGCAGAGCATTAGTCCGTGGGGAGGTTTAACAAGCTAATGAAGAAAAACAATAGTAAAAAGAAGTCTGTTGATAGAACAGATGGATTTTTTAATACTTTTATTAGCCGAGGTGCGCGGCAATATACTAGAGATAATAGTTTCTTTTTGGAAGAACCTTTAACCTACCAATTTTTAGAAGGTATTTGGTCAAATAGGTTGGTTCAGAGAATATCGAGTTTGCCAGCAGAAGCTGCCTTGAAAAATGGCTATAAAATTGAGGGAGACAAAGAAAACCTTATCATTCAATATCTTGATGAAAGGCTTGCTGAATCTATTTTGGCAGAAGCTTTAACATGGGCGCGGCACTTTGGCCGTAGTTGTGTTTTTATGATTATGGATGATGGGGGGACTGAAGAGGAACCAGTAAATTGGGATCGTCTTAGATCAATAAAATCAATGGAAGTATATGATGCGCAAAGCATTATTGAGGATTTTAGTGGATATTTGATTAATGATGATCCGACTGATAAGCAGTTTGGCAAGCCAGAATGGTATCAGATAACGCCACCGTTGAGTGGTAGACCTCTTTATATTCATCACAGTCGATTGTTAATATTTGATGGTGACTTATTACCGAAAAATTTGCGGATTAGTCGTAATGGTTGCGGTATGAGTTGTCTTGAAGGTCTTATAAAAGGAATATATAGATGTGATACAGCTCAGGCGACAGCATTACATGCACTTGAACGCATGAGCACATCGCTTACAAAACTAAACGAATTAGGATCTAAATTAGCTACTCCGCGTGGTGAAGAAGAGGTGCAGCGGCGTTTGGATTTAATTGATATGGCACGTAATATTTTAAATACTATTGCTTTATCTACAGATGATGAATATCAGGTCTTTAATGTACCGATGTCAGGAATTCCTGACGTCTTGGACAACTTTGGACAGTATATTTGCGCAATGACAGGTATTCCTTTTACAGTGTTGTTTGGACGTGCGCCAGCTGGTTTAAATAGTACGGGTCGTGGAGATTTGGAAAATTACTACAATGATGTCGTTGGTAAAGTTCAAAGGCGCCAGTTAAAACCTCAATTGGAAAAGTTAATAAAAACAGTTCAGCTGTGTAAGGACGGACCAACTGGAGGAAGGGAACTTGAAAACTGGACTATTAAATTTAATCCACTGTGGATACCAACTGAAAAAGAGGTTGCAGAAACAAATAAGTTAAACGCTGAGTGTGTAAAAGTTGAAATAGATACGATTAATTCTTTAATGGAATCGCAGCTGCTCGATTCAAGTGAAGTGAGACCATATTTGGCAGAAAAATATGATCTGCCGATTAAGGGGAGTTTGTTGAATTTGAGTGATGATGATGAAATTGAATAAGCCGATTAGATTCCTACGGCCATCTGTACAAATTTTATATCCCAAAAGCTCAGAGCGTGAATATTATCGTTTGCTGAGAGCCATGGTTAGAATGTTGAATAAGTTATCTTTAGAAAATATTGAAACATTGAAAGATGTATTAAGGTATGATTCTACTGATAGTGAACGTATATCAGGCAAAGTGTTAGAAGAACTTGAAGTTAGTGGCGTAAAGGCCGAAGTGATGTCTGGTATTAAACGGGTTATGAAAGGTGTAGATAATACTGCGAAAGATAATTTGCGCCGTAGTTTTAGAAACTGCCTTCAGGTAGATGTATTTATAAATGATACAGTATTACTTGAATCTGTAACGTCTGAATGGTATTCTCAGCAATCTCAACATGTAAATAGTATTGTTAGCACTTATACAGATAAATTAGCTACTATAGTCAGCAATGCAGTTCAACGAGGGTCTTTGTACAAGGATGTACAAAAAGAAGTAAAAGATCTTTATAATATAACGGATAATCGTGCAAAGTTCATTGCTCGTAACGAAATTGGAAATTTGAATGCAGTTACAACAAAAAGAAGGCAAGAAGAAGCTGGAATTTATTGTTATGAATGGCGTACTTCAGAAGATGAACGTGTACGTGCATCTCATGCAGAACTTAATGGAGATCTTTTTTTCTGGAATGATAGTAAAATTGGAGAAATCAATGGCAGAAAAATTTACCCGGCACCAAAGCTACATCCAGGAATGGATTATAGATGTCGGTGTATTGCAATTCCAATTATTGATTTAAATAACTGGAATGCTGCTGCTGTAACTCCGACCGGAGAAGTTAAAGCGAATAAACGTCTTGAATTAAGTCCTTATGAAGTTAAGGAATTTAGGTTCTTTAATAAATTTGATGATGTTCCCGATTCAGGCCGAGTCAGAAAATCTATAATTGATTTAGACGCTGATACAGGTATAAAATTTATTATGCCTGTAGATTTGAATAAAAAAATGCAAAATTTAACTAAGGATGAGCTGTTGCCACAGATCGCAAAATTGCCTGAAAAATTGCGGGAGAGGATAAAGGAAGTTAGGATTTTGGATATATATTGCCCTGCAGATGAGAAATGGATTGAGGCATACCCAGGTTTTACCCATGCATATGCAACTGCGGAGGAATATATTATTACTTTCTGGCGCAACAATAGAGAAGCACTTCCCGAAGGACGGCTTCAAGAAATTTTGCTTCATGAGTGCGGTCATTTGTTGGATATTTTATATAGCGGCGTTTCTTCTAGATCAAAATGGTTAAAGGCTATTGAAGAAGATACCAAAATACATGGGCTACCAGTAAATGAATATGCTAAAAACTCTCCAGAAGAAGATTTTGCAGAAAGTATAATGATATATTATACTTATGGTAGCAAAGCACTTGCTAAATATTATCCTAATCGCCATAAGATTTTGAAGGAGCTGCTTAAAGATGATTGAGCCCAAGAAATTTCAAGAGAGAGTAATACATAAAACTCCGCATGGTGGTACGTATAGTATTGCTAGTTTTTATGACGGTAAGACTAATATGCCCTGTGAGAGGGAAGTGTCTAATGTATGGATTATCACAGAATACAATGACAAAGACGAGGTGATACATTCTAATAGAATGTATCGAGGTGATGGGATCAAATATAGCTCAATACCAGGCTTTTTGTTAAAGAAAAAATAAGAATTATAGTTAATCTAAGCGCTTACAATTGTAAGTGCTTTTTTTATATCCATTTTTTATGAGAGGGGGTGATAAAATGCGGAAAGTGCAGCGATATGACAGTATGCAATTTGTTGCCGGTGCTGTAACGACACCTGAAGGGTTTTTACTTGATTCTCCGATTGTGGCCAGAACAGGTATTTATACTTATCTACAACCTGACGGTTCTGTAAGGCGCGAATATAGACCACCGGATGAGGTATTTGCTGAAGATGCTCTCGTTAGCTTTAAAGGGAAACCTATTACAGTATTACATCCTAAAGGTGGGAGGGTAACAGCAGATACTGCACATAAAGTAACCATAGGAACTATAATGTCACCAGCATATAGGAAAAATGATACTGATGTAGCTTGCGATATAATAATCCATTCGCCACAGGAAACTAAAGGTTTCCGGGAGTTGTCTGTTGGTTATAGCGTAGAGTTAGAGGAAACTCCTGGTTTGACGCCAGATGGTGAACCTTATGATGCAGTACAACATCTGATAAGATGTAATCATTTGGCTGTAGTACCAAGTGCAAGAGCAGGAAGAAAGGCCCGGCTAAATTTGGATGGGAACGAAGTATTAGACGGTTTTGAAAGTGAGGGAAATAAAAACATGGTAAAAATCAGAATTGATTCAAATGAATTTGAAGTTGAGCAGGCGGTGGCTAATCACATTACTGCATTGACAAATAAATGTGACGCTGCGAATGCAAAAGCAGATGCTGCTGAAACAAAATTTACTCAGGTTAAGGCTGAATTGGAAAAGGTAAAGACAGATGCTGCAGACCAAAAAGTAAAACTTGATGCGGCAGAAGCTGAACGAGATGCTCTGAAAGGTAAACTTGATGCGGCTACAGCTGAAAAAGAAGCTGCTATAGAAAAAGCTGTTGGAAAAGCTAAGGCAGAGGTTAAGGAACGTGTAGAGTTGGATGCTTGTGCTAAAAAAGCGCAGGTAGAAAAAACTGACGGCCTTGATAATAAAGCTTTAAAAATTGCTATTGTTAAAGCTTTGCGTGGAGATAGCGTTGATTTTGAAGGTAAGACGGATGATTACATCAATGCCTATTATGACAGTATCAAAAATGATTTAAATGATACTGACGAAGCAGTACGGCAACAACTTAACAAGGCGCGTCAAAAATTAGACGGGCAGGAATCTCAAACCCCTGCTGCAAAACATCGTCAAGATATGATTGACCGTATGACCAATAAAAAGGAGGAAAAATAATATGCAACTGAAATATGGTGAAATGGATGTAGCCCTTGTTGGGCAGATTGCTGATTTGAGCAATAAAACAATTGATAGCTTTGCTGCAGAAGAAGCTCTTGATCCAGGAGTGCCGGTCATTCGTGGTTCGAATCCAGCAAAGCAAATAAAAAAAGCAGGAACAGGTACTCTAAAAGATGTAATTGGTATTACGGTTCATCAACACAAAGAACCCGATGATCCGTACTATCCTGTTGGTTATTCCGTGGGAGTAATGACTCGTGGTCGCATTTGGGTACCGGTTACTAAAGCTGTAACTGCAGGTAAGGTTGCCAATTATAAAATTGCAGATAATGGTTTTACTGATGAGGCTGTTACAAGTGGAATTGAAGCTGTTGGTGTATCTTGCGTTTTTTTGACTAGTAGTGCCGCTGCTGGTATTGCTGAAATTGAAATTGGACATGCAAATGTTACTGTTACTGCCGGTGCGTAACGAATAAAGGAGGATATGTATATGAGTAATGTAATGAGATATGATGAACAAGACTTAATGGCCTGTAAAACTTCTGGATTGTTTCGTGAAGATGCAGGAGAAAGCGTATTTTTTGCTCAGGAACTTCAGAAAGTAAAAGCCAAAACATATGATGTAAAAACTCCTGCAAATAATGCAATGAGCATTTTCCCCGTTACTAGCGAAGCAGATCCAGGTGCTGATACTGTTGCTTTTGATAGCTACGATTCTGTTGGCATGGCTAAGATTATTACAAACTATGCTGATGATCTGCCACGTGCAGATGTTAAAGCCCAGCGCACAATTGTCAAAGTGTTTGATATTGGTACTTCTTATGGTTATTCTATAAAAGATATTCGCCGGGCGAAAATGACGGGGAAACCGTTGACAACACGCAAAGCAGAATCTGCTCGCAGAGCTAATGATGCTTTGGTTAATAAGATTGCATTTCAGGGAGATGCAGAACATGGAATTCTTGGTATTTTTAAACATCCAAATATTACAAAGTATGTTTTACCTGCAGATGGTGAAGGTTCTGCTACTACTTGGGATAAGAAAACACCAGTACAGATTCTTCGTGATATGAATAATGCGGTTTCTATGATTGTTGATGTAACCAAAGGCGTTGAAATTCCGGATACTATTTTGTTGCCAATTGATAAATATAATATCATTGCAACTACGCTTTTGCCGGATTCTGGCGGGCAGACTATTTTAAGCTTCTTCCAGGAGAAAAATCCTTATATTCAAACCATCAAGTCTATCCATGAAGCATCTGGTGCTGGGACTGGTGGCAAAGATATTATGTTCATCTACAGAAATGATGCAAACGCACTTTCTTTGGAAATTCCGCTGCCTTTTGAGCAGCTTGCCCCTCAAAGGGAAAATTTGGAAATGGTGGTCCCTTGTGATTCTTCCACTGCCGGTGTTATGGTATATTATCCTCTGTCTATCTGCATGGCAGAAGGTATCTAAATTAAATAGCTCTCCAATTTTAAGGAGAGCTATTTTTATATCTGAAAGGAGTGTAAAAATATGTTGTTAAAAAATATTTCTAAACGTTTAATTGTTGTTGAGGATAAAAAAATTATTCCAGGATATTCTGCTGAGGTAAGTGATACTTATGCCTCTCATCCGATTGTAATTGATATGATTGCTAATAAAGAATTAGAAAAAGTGGAAAATTGTAAAGCTGCTTCGATTGTTAGTGAAGGAACCAGTAATAGCCAGGCCCCAGAAGTAGTTGATTTTAAAGATATGAAGGTGTCTGAATTAGAGGCTTATGCTTCTGAGCATGGTATTGACTTAACTGGTGCAAAGACCAAAGAAGAAAAAATAGCGTTGATTAAAGCAAATGAAAGTAACTGATCATGGATGCAGAAGAACATAAATTTGTTGAATTATTTCGCTTGTTAGCACCTGATTTAGCAGATGCTAAAGAAGATATGATTATAGCAATGCGTAACCTCTGTGAACCGATGGTGAATAAAGAAAGGTTTGGCGATTTATATGATCAGGCTTTAGCATACCTTGTTGCTCATCGGTTAGCGTACATCAATGTTATTGCAGAGAATGGGGCAGGATCTTCGGCTGCTACTGCTGGCAGTTTAGTTTCTGAAAAAGAGGGCGATTTGGCACGTTCTTACAGTTCTTCAGGGATTGGCACTGGTTCTTATATTGACAATTTAGATAAAACTGCCTATGGCATGGAATTTAAACGTATAAGGGATATGTGCATAGTTTCAATTGTTACGAGGTTTGGTTAATATGAGCGATGTATTGGATATTGATCTCGGATGGAAGGATATACTCAAAGAATTGAGAGGATTGTCTAAAAAGGAGATTAAGGCTGGTATTCAGGGGGGGAAAACGAAAGATGGAACTGCAGACATTGTTACTGTTGCTGCAGTTCAAGAATTCGGCGCAATGATATTTCAGCATCCAGGTGAGGTTACCGTTTACCGAAAGGTAAAAAAAGATGGCAGTTTTGCAAATAATGGAAGATTTGTAAAAAAATCGAAAGCGAATTTTAGTAGTACTCATAGAAGTATGGGACGGTTAATTCTTATTCCAGAACGTAGTTTTATAAGGGCAACTTTTGATGAGAAATCTGATGAAATTGGTGAACATGCTGAGGCAGCTGTTACGGCTATCATTAATGGCACTGACGTTAGTAAGGCACTTACACTAACCGGACAATATATTGAAGGAGAGATTAAACGTAAAATTGGTAGCGGACCGTTTACACCAAATAGCCCAGCAACTATTAGGAAAAAGAAAAGTAGCAAACCTCTTATTGATACTGGCCACATGAGACAGTCGGTTCGTTATGAGATTGGAGATAGATCAGATGAGTAGCTTTAGAAAGCCGTTAACGATTTATCGTTATGAAGGAAAACCGATTTTACAGGGTAACGGTAAATTTATTCTTCCTGCTCAGGAGAGTTTTGTTATAAAGGCATCTGTGCAACCGTTAAAAGCTACGGAAATGGATGCGTTACCAGAAGGTAGGCGTGGGAGTCATGCTGTAAAAGTTTATTCTGATACGGAATTATATATGGCCGACCAGGGGACTGGTATACAGGCTGATCAATTTGAGTGGCTCGGACGGAAGTATGAAATTGTTGCTGCAGATGCATACCAGTGTGGTGTAATAAGTCATTGGAGAATGTATGCAGTGGAGGTGAGATCTCATTAGTGAAGTTAATGCTAGAGAAAGAGTTATAGATTTTTTTGCATATTGCTTACGTGATCTATATAAGGGATTACCGGTTATACAATCGAAGCAAGATATTGCAATTGAATACGAACGATACCTTCTTATTGATTTGATGGCTGAGAAGAATATCGGCAATAGTGAAAAATGGGTACCTGAAAAAGAAGAGGTACATATTTTAGGATTGGTAGAAACAACTTTAAACATAAGAGCCTTTGGCACTGGTAGTGTCGAGGTTCTTTCACTTTTAAATGGGTACTTAACATTACCAACTATAGTCGATAAATTTCAAGAAGCTAACATTGCTGTAAATAGTATTGGTAGTGTCATGGATCTTACTGATTTAATTGATGGTAGTCGTTACGTTGAAGAAGCCGCAATTGATTTAACTGTTTCTTACGATAGAGATGCGATTTGTAATCCTGGCTGGTTTGAAACGGTATTTATTGAGGGCAAGTTAACTGAAAAGGGAACCGATCATGTGATTGCTTCAGGTGTTCATTTTGAAGCAAATATAAATATTGAAAAGGAGAATGAATAATATGGCTAATCTTGATAGAATCATCAATGCCCAAATATCTTTAAATACAACAGGCATTAGTAGTGCTGGATTTAGCACCTTGATGATTATTGGTCCACATGCAAACAGTTTGAGCCGTGTGTTGACTATTACTGATGTAGATGAGTTGATGGATATGGGATTTACATCAACAGATGCTATTTATCAGGCGGCAAGCGATGCATTTGCGCAGACCCCTCGTCCAAGTGTAGTTAAAATAGGACGGTTCCAATGTGATACCGTAAAGGTAAAAATGCCGATGGCTGTTGTAGAAGGAGCAGAATATGGTGTTTCGGTACAACGTTTAGATGGTAATGGCAATTTGATTGAAATCAAAGCAAATTATACAGCTCAATCGTCTGATACTGTAGATAAGGTAATGACTGAATTATCTAATAAGATTGATGAATTGGATACTGCTCCTAAATTTTATGCGGTATCTGTAATGGAGGATGAACTTGTTGTTAAATCCACTGATTCCAAAACAAGCTTTGTAGTCGTTCCAAATGGAAAACTAGAAGTTAGTAGCCAGGAGCCAGCTGCAAATATTGATGTGAGCAGTAATATGGCAATGATTTGTGATGCTGATAATGACTTCTACGGTATTTGTTATGTGGATCGTACTGAAGATGCTGTTTTAGCTATGGCAGAATGGACAGAAGCTCATATTAAATTATATGGTGTTACGGTTACTGCTCCTGGAGCGAAAAATGCGGAAATAACCAATGATATTGGATCTAAATTACAGGCAGCTAACTATTATAGAACTCATTGGTGGTACCATGAAAAAGATAATGAGTATCCTGAAGCTGGCATTGCTACACGTTGTTTTGCAATCGATCCTGGTGGCGAAACTTGGGCCAATAAAAAATTATCAAGTATTACTGTGGATAATTTGAATGAAACTGAATACAATGCCATCAAAGCTAAAAACGGTAATACGTTTGAGAAATTCCGTAATGTTACAATCACTCAGAATGGCAAAGTTGCTGCAGGGGAGTGGATTGAGGTTATTCGATTCCGTGACTGGCTCGTAGAGACAATTCAGACGGAAGAGTTTAGTATGCTGATCAACAGAGACAAGTTGCCGTTTTTAGACTCAGGCATTGGCCTTGTTGAAAGTACACTTAATTCGGTATTAGTTCTCGGGCAAAAACGTGGTGGTATTGCTGAAAATGAATTAGACGATGACAATAATGTCATTCTTGGCTTTAAGATATCTGTGCCTAAAGCGGCAAATATTTCGGCCAATGTAAAAGCTCAACGTGTGTTGCGTGATGTGCAGTTTACCGCTCGTTTGGCCGGCGCAATTCATGCGATGGAGATCAAAGGTTCTTTAACGTATGAAAATATTAAGAGTGCATAATGGAGGTGTAAGATATGCCGAATGTAAAAACATATGACCCCAAGAAGGTAATGGTAATTTTTGGACCGGTTGTATTGACTGGTTTTGCTGAAGATACGTTTATTAATATTGAAACAGATGGCGATGGCACAACGGCTGTTGTTGGATGTGATCAGGAAATCGTTAGAAGTATTGATCCTGGCAGCATCATCAAAAAGGTTACACTTTCTTTGTTGCAATCAAGTGATAGCAATGATGAATTAAGTGCTATCCATGATGTTGATAACCAGGCAGGTGCAGGTTTGATGCCTTTGGCAATCAAAGACCTGTCTGGAAGATTGTTGATGATGAGTGATCAAGCTTGGATTACGAAAAAGCCAAATGTCAATCGTGGCAAAAGTGCTAGTGAAGGGAAATGCCAATGGGTACTATTAGCGGCTGTACCTGATTCTGCTTTCCTTGTAGGGGGTCATAGTTGATGGAATTAGCGAATGTCGAAATAAAAGAAAAAGAGATTGGTGAAAATGTGTATTTTGTAAGACCATTTCCGCCGCAGAAATCTTTGGAACTTCTTGGTGATTTACAAGCTGTTGTGACATCTTCACTTGATACAGCAGTGGATAAGAAAGATGATATTGAGTCTAACACTGAAGAAGAATCTGTGTTAGATAGAAATATCAACATTGGTGCAATTATTTCTGGTGTTGGTAAAAATTTAAAGGGACCAGTCCTGATAAACTTTGCCAATAGGATAATTGATAAAGACTTTATTTCTATCAAAAGGCCATCAGATGAAACTCCTGTAAAATTAGAAAAAAATATTTCTGATAATATTTTTGCAGGGCGATTAAAAGAAATGCTTCAGTTGATGTACTTCGTCTTGGAGGTAAATTATGCTGATTTTTTCGAGAATCTTCCCGACCTTTCTGGAATCCTTCAGGAGCTTGGGATAAAGAAGAAATAACAATACCAGGTAAATTAAGACCTGATTTAAGTAGAGAGTCATTGATATGGCGTCCGGTATTAGCTGGGAAAGTAACAATGACGGAACTTAAATTAGGTCTTGTTAATTTGGTTGATTTGTTGAAAATCAATGCGTTGCTCGACATGGAGGCTGATATACAACGTTATGCAGCAGAGCATCCCAAAAAGGATAGTGATGAACATTGAAGATAAGAGAATTGTTAGTAGGTATTGGGTTTAAAGTTAATGAACAAAATATAAATGCAGTTGAAAGTAAAATAGGAAAAATCAAAAAAAATCTTAGTGAAGTTGGGACAGCATCTACTAGAGCTGCTGACATGACTAGTAAAGGCATGACCACAGTTGGTAATGCATCTGAGCGTGCGAAACAAAAAACAGAAAGCGCGTTTTCTGGTATTGAATCTAAAGCTCGTGGTGCCAATGAAGAACTGCACAAGATGGATAGTACTTTAACCGGTTTAAAGAATAAGTTTGTTGGTGCATTAGCTTTTTTGGGAGTTAGTTTTTCTTTAGGGAATATTATCAGGATGGTTGATGAATATAAAACTATTTCTGGGCAGGTTAAACTAGTTACTAGTTCACAAAAAGAAGCTGTGAGTGTACAGAAAGATCTGTATCAAATGGCGCAAAGAACTCGTCAGGAATATGGTGCTACAGCTCAGCTTTATACGTCTGTTGCACGCAATGCAAGTGAACTAGGAAAGAGTACGTCTGAAATATTAGCTTTTACTGAAGATGTGTCAATGGCGATGATGATTGGTGGAGGTAGTGCTGCTTCACAGCAAGCAGCACTAGTACAATTAGGGCAAGCACTTGGATCTGGTGTTTTGCGCGGTGATGAACTTAATTCTATTATGGAGCAAGCGCCGCGGCTTAGTAAACTTATTGCAGAAGGGATGGGGACAACTGTTGGTAAGTTACGTGAAATGGGGAAAGACGGAAAGCTTACTGCGCTTAATATTTTTAATGCAATAAGAAAAGGTTCTGAACGACTAAAAATGGAGATGGGAATGATACCGTGGACTGTTGATCAGTCCGTTACTAAGATGCGTAATTCCATGCAACGTTTTTTTTCTGGAGTGGAGGAACGTACTGGTGCAGTGAGTTCAATTGCTGAAGGATTTGCTAGAATAAGTAGTTACATTGATGGTATTGACATAGATGGATTTGTAGCTGGCTTTAGGTTACTAGTGATTTATGCATCTGCGTTTTTTGTTGTTTCGAAATGGAATAGTTTATTGTCTGGAATGAAATTGTTAAAAGATGTTGTCTTAGGGATAAAGGATGCCTATCTTTTAGCAACAGGTGCGCAAGTGGTGTTTAGATCTGGTAGCATGAGAAGTATTGCTATGGCGATTGTTCCTTTTGCAAAATTTGCACTGATTGCTGCAGCTATTGCTGTTGTGATTTTGGCTATACAAGACTTCTATACATGGATAGAAGGTGGCGATAGTATTATCGGGCGGCATTTTGGCTCGTGGCAAGATTGTATAAAAGAATTGAGTCGCCGCTGGGAACAATATAAAGAAGAATTTTCTAAATCGATTGCGCCATTGGTAAGTGCAATTCAACCTTTTATTAATACCTTCAAAGATATTGCAAATTGGATAGGTAACTGCATTAGCAAATTTGAAAGTTTTCAAGCGAAAATAGCGGCATGGAATCCTCGTAAAAAGCTTTCTGAATTTGGAGATTGGATTGGTAATATTTATCTTGGTGGAGGGAACAAAAACACTGGTAATGATCATATTGCTAAAAGTGTAGCTCGATCAAATACGAGAAATTATTCTGATCAAAGTACACATACTAATAATATAAATATATATGCCAAAACAAATGCAACACCTGCTGAAATTGGAGTTGGTGTGGCTAATGCTATTACTCCTGATGATGGTTATAAATTCGATTTAGGTTCTGTGTTTGACTATGGTTTCCCTGATACGGAGGGGTAATTAAATGTTAGCAGATATTTTAGGGATAAACCCCAAGAATCCAACTGAAATAGGGACTTTGAAGGTTGATATTGTAAGAACTTTTGAATATCAGATGGATCAAGAGGTAACAGAGCATCCGGTTGAAACTGGGTTTGAAATACATGACTCAATTATAAATAAAGCAATCAAGGTTGATATGACGATAGGAATTTCGTCACATCCAGTAACATGGTTTTATAAAAATAGTCATGGTCAGCATAAGTTTGCTAGTGGATTATCGGCACTTGAGCAAATCCGTGATAATAAAGAGCCAGTTACCATAGTAAGGCCTGATAAAATTTGGTCAGATATGGTTTTAACAAGCGCAAGGCCAGTTCGTAATGATGAAAGTAAATCAATCATATGGGTAAATTGTGCGTTTGTTCATATAACGAAAGTTGCTACACAAACAACTGAGGTACCGGAAGATATTGTTGATGAATCTGCAAGAGATAGTGCAGGAGAAACTGCAGCTGATGGTGGTACTGCAACGCAAACAGATGTTGGAAGT